CTTTAGCATCTCTTTTGGCAGGACTTTCTCCTGATTTTTTTTGGTCAGCAAGCAATTGTCGAAAAGAATCGCCTTCTTTTTCTATAGTATTGATTACGTCTTGAAAATCAGCCATTGTTCTACTTCTTATTCATGTATGCAGTCATACCCATATAGGCACCAACTACGCCAGCCATGCCGATATAGAATAGACCAAAAAGATCAGCAAGGGCTTTGATTCTTGAATCGGGGAAAATAGGTAAAAACACAAACACAGTAAATACGACCATAGCAAGTAAAGATATCCATGCCATATGGCGTTGAGCATCTGCCTTTTCCTCTTTCAATTCAAGTTCTTCTAATTTTGCTACTGCTGTTAGTTCTTCATCACTCACTATGCCATCTCCATCTAAATCATATTTTGCAAAATCACTATTTGCTTCTAATTTCTTCTGACTCATTTTTATTATCCTTTTGATTGTTGTTTGTTTCTTTCTTCTTCATCCTTTAACCATTCAACCAACAGTCCAACATAGACATCTCTTTCCCATGGCATCATATTTTCAATTTCAGTTAAACTATATTTATGGTGTTGCATCAGTCCAAAATTAGTTTTAAAATAATTAACCAAACTATTATGAGAAAGAGTTAGTTTAAAAAATCTCCAAGACCTTCCAGAGTGACTTCTGATACTATTCCAGTAACAGGATTTTCTATTTCTATATTATGTCTCAGTCTGGGCATTGTACTAAAGAAGTTTTGTAGTTTTTCAAACATTTCTTTTGTCAGGCTATCAATAAATTCATCAAGTTCTTTCTTTGAAATATCAACGATAGAATAGATATCTTCTCCAAAATGAATAGTATGAATACATGACTTGATAATAAAAAATACTCTTTCTGTTTCACTATTAATATTTAATGATTTTAGAGTAGTATTAATTGTTGGATAAGTTAAATCAATTGACAATGTGTCACTTAAATTAACATGAGTGGAATGATCTTCATCCATCATAATTTGAATATCATCAACATCAATTGACTTATCAACATAAGTCTCTTCATCATCTGGACATAGTAATCTTACATTAATTGTTTCTGAAACAGATTTTGATCTGATTTTGATAAATGCATATTCAACATCAAACATTGGGTCTGTTACATTTCCAATGTTTCCAAATGTGCAAGAATTAACTAAGTCAAGAACTGCATTATGTGAAGCATTTTCTGTTCCTTCTTCCATTGCAAGAAGAAGAATCTTTTCTTCTCTAACAAGAAATGGTCTGTATTTTATTTCTTGTCCTGTAGATGGGACTGTCATATCATATTTTGGCGATTCAAGTTTTGGTAAAGCCATTTTATTTTTTTCCTTTTCAATTCAATTAATTTTTAAAATTCATTTCCGGAGCTCCCAACAGACTTAGATATTGGTGGTGCACCACTACGTAGCTGCTGCCGAACGACTTCGGCCGCCTTTTTTGCCTCGCCACTGCGGCCCGTCGCGGCGGCGGTCTTCGCACGCGCCGCGGCCGCGTTGTCACGTATGTTGCCTTCGCCAGACATACCATCACGATTGCCACCGCCCATGTTGTTGTTGTTGCCCTCAAAGTCCATACTCTCTGGAATACCCGCAAGTGATTGTCCAGCACCAATGCGTGTGGGTGCTGGTGATTTCTCACCTGACTGTAAAGGTCCACCACCCATACCATCAGGTCTTCTTTGTGCAATACCACCTTGATTAACAACTGGTTCTCCAATGCGTGTGGGTGCTGATGATTTCTCACCTGAAGTCAGTGCGCCACTCATATCACCAGCATCAGAAATAAATGTTGTTGGGACTCCATTAACACTATCAGACTTAAATGTGCTGGGTTCAGCATTATTAGGTGGTGAATCGTCTAAACTAGAAGTTTTTCTACCAGAGAAATTAAATGGTTCATCTGAACCCATTCTATCAATATTTGTAGTATATCTAAATGAAAAACCAATATCAATGGTTCCTAGTGTATTAGCATTAGATGAAGAAAATTCAACTTGTCCAATACTTATTGGATATGCTTTCCAACATCTTAAACCATAATTAGGTATATCTTTTAAATTACCACTAGATTTGAATGCACTGTTGGTTTCAAGTTTATTGCTTAAACTAAAAATATCTACTGTTCCAACATAATCATCATAATATTTTAGATTCCAGCTTGTTTCATCATATGTTAATTTTTGCCAATCTTCAAAATATGTTCTTATTTTCATTTGACTGTCAAGAAGAAAAGTCACACTTACTTCGTTAGCATAAGTGACACCTGAAACTATATTTCTATCTGGGCCATATATGTTATTATCTGTTACCGTTGATAGGTTGGTTCCAGGCATAAAAACTGATTGTGCTCTAAGTGTAATCGATCTATCTCGTCTTGTATCAAAACTTTGAGGAAAATTTATATGAACCTCAAATTGATTAGTTTTGACAACACCATCCGAACGTATTTCGGATAATAGTATATCGATAGTTTTTTTATTTTGTACTTGAAAAACACTGTTTAATTTTCGACCAGCCATTAGATCATACTCCTAGAATCTGCCCATACTTTGCTTGCTGGTGCTTTCTTAAAGTTGTGCACAGGCAACAATGCAGCAACAACAAAGTCATCAGGTTTAATAATACGAAATTCTGATTTTGTAAAACCATATAAATATTTCTTTAGAGTTGGTTTTAAAAGACTAATTCTTTTTAATTCTTGATAATTTACATCATTAGGAAAACTAACTATCTTATCAAGAAGTTTCATTCTTAATGGTATAGGTAGATAATGAAAATTGATTCCCAGAAATCCACCACTAATACCTTCTAGTGGCATCACTAGTGGAAAAGTATCATAATATGGCAATTTCTTTTTGGTTTTAGGACCATAAACAAACATATTCAATTGTCCGAATGATGGTGATTTGCTTCTTAGTCCGTCTCTAATCAAATCTAGACGACCAGGAGTTCCAAATTCTTTTATCTTATCCCTATACCATTGTGTTGAATAATCTCTGCCATCTGCTGCATCTACTACTGCTTGAATGTAATTTGATTTTGCCATAACATTATTTATAACGAATACCCAAATCATCCTCTGTTAGTATTTTAAATTCCATTCCTTTATCTTCACACCAAGGAACTGCTGCTTTCCATTTGGCTTCATTGATGCCCCAAGTCTTGATTTCATTAAACCATCTTTGTGTTTTTCTTTTAGGTGTGGTGGTTGGTGGTATACATTGTTTCTTTGGTTTAACTTCTATTATCATCTTTTTGAATTTACCGTCTGATTGACGAACTTTTATATAGAAATCTGGAAAGTAACGATGTACTTTACTATCCCACGGAGATATATAAGGTATGATTATCTCTTCACTGCCCCATTCAATAATAGAATTACTTTTATCACAGTATTTCATAAACTTTAGTTCCCATAGAGAACGGTATACAATATTCTTGTAGTTGCCTCTATATTTGGCAGGATTTTTTGGTATGTATCGACCTTTGTATGACATAACGTATAAATATATGTAGTAGGTTCGTTTAGGAGAGAAAAATGTCGTCGCTAGATCCACGCAGTTTAAAAAAATTTACGCCCAGAAGTTTTGATGCAGATGGAAATGAAACTACTACCAAAATTGAACCTAGAAATAGCGCTTCTAAAAGTTACGGTAGAGGCGGTGGCGGCGGTAGTGGTAATGAAGGAATAGTGCTGGCGCGGTCCACACCAACAAAGATACCCAATAGAATAAACTCTCCAGAAATGTTAGAATATCCAAGAGATATTGGTAGAAGTTCAGGTCAAGGTCATTATATGATTTTTGACATTTTAAAATTTAATAGTGGTAAAGGCACAACCGGAAAAAATATTAGAAGTAATGCTAGAAGTAATGCTCTAAAGAATAAAACCAAAATAGTTATAAAACAAATAGCACTTTATATGCCTGCTGCGGTTGATGTTGCTTATGGATTAAAATATAATGAAGACACAACAAGTGTTCTTGCTGAAGGTGCAGCTCCAATTATCGAGGCAGCCGTTGGCCTTGGGCAAGGTATAGTGAAAGGTACAACTGATATGGCCGGTGGCGTGGCACAAGTCAAGAAGTCTGGAGGGGATGCTCTTGGAAAAGTTGAGGGATAGGCTGGCGACGCTGCCAACGCATTACGCAACCAAGTGGTTGGTGCTAAATTATCACAACAAAATAAAGGAAAAGTAACAATCGATAAAAAAGAACTTTTCTTTGAGGGTGTGAAAAGAAGAACATTTTCATACACATTTAGTTTCATTCCAGCATCACAAACAGATTCACAGATAATTTTTAAAATAATAGAATCATTTAAAATGGCTATGTTGCCAAATTATACTGAGGGACAAATATTAGCAGGAACCGAATCCAGAACATTAACTATACCAGATATATTTGATATTAAATACATGCACATAGGACAAAATGGACAGGCTGCTGAAAATAGATATCTAAATAAAGTATCAACTTGTTATCTTACAGATATGTCCGTAAAATACGGTGATGACAGATATACAACATATACACCAGATGCGCAAGGTGCACCACCACAAAATTCTTCTATGACATTACAATTCACTGAAATTGAAATTGTTACAAGAGATGCCGCACAGGAAGGTTTTTAAAATGTATTTTGACTCTTTTCCTAAAGTAGAATATTCTAACGTGATTAATGGCGAAAAGAAAGTTGTAACAAATATTCTTCGTAGAATAGCAACTAGACAAGCTGTTAAAAGTAATCTAACTTTATTCTCAAAATACACAATAGGCGGTAATCAATCCCCAGAAAATCTTGCTTTTGACCTTTATGGCGATGCAGAATTGCATTGGGTTATTTTATTGACCAATGATATTTATGATAGATATCATCAATGGCCCATGAACAACAATCAGTTTCTTACATATATGAGTGATAGATATACAGACGCAAATGCAATACATCATTATGAAATTAATCAATCTTCTGGTAATACCACAGTTAAAATTGATATAGGACCAGATAATACTGGGCATGGTTCTGCGACTGCTATAACTAATTTTGATTATGAAGAAGAAAAACAAAATAATTTGAGACAAATAAAACTTCTGCAAGAATCTTTTGTTGGACAATTTGTGTCTGAGTATAGAAGTTTACATAAAAGAGTATCATAACAAATGACTGATGAATATCAATCAGCTGGAGATTTTTCTATAGAGGAAGCTACACTTATTTTAAGCGGGGGCGATGAACTG